GAGAGGAGTGAGTAAGTCACTTCTCGCAGGATCGCAGTTCGCCCGTTTTAGGGTGAGCTGTGCAGTTGCAACGAGGTCGAGTGGAGGCGGCTAAACCAATCTCCTCCATAAAGGAGGATAAGTTGGTGTATGCCTACATTCACTCGTCATCGTGATCGAGCTATGGCAGGTCCATTAACGACGACTCGCCTTAACGGGGGAAGCTTTCATGTTGTCTATGGGCCCTCTCATTGGGGGCCTACGGACGGTGATAGCAACCCTAGTTGGGAAAAGTCGGAATCCATGGACGACTGCGTAACGCCGGGTTGGAACCATAAGCGGAATAATGGCCTTATCGTGAACAACGATATGACCAAAACACTGCTACAGGTCTACCGGCGCCCAGTGCACGCGTATCGAAAGTTCGAATACCAAGATTATCTTGGTGGTCCGAATTACGATGAGTGGCAAGGGGTCTACGACTGGGAAGAGTTTTGTACTCTTCATCAGTTAAACTACCTACCGTTCTTGTCAGTTCCATCTTCTCCTAGTGACAGCGAAGTTGCTGCCGCGAAAGAGTTGGCACTGACTAATGCGTTTGCCAGCGTGTCCGAAGCTGTTTATCTCAGCGGCCAAGATGCCGCTGAAGCGCGTCAGACCATACGAATGTTGGTCGATTATTTTAAAGACGCGCTTAGACTTCTTCGGGCTGTGCGTGACCTACGAATCGATACCCTCGGTTCTCAGTTGTCGCACCTCAATAGGAGGTTCGGCAGCGCGCGTGGCCTTCGCCACGCTACGAGTAAGAGCCTTCGCTCTGCCTCTAACCAATGGTTGAGATATCGTTATGGGTTACGCCCACTCATGTACAGCATACGGCAGGCGGTTCAGGCACTCCAAGAGATTGGAAAGCCTGAGCGTTACACGTCTCGCGGTTTCGAGAAACTTAGTGGCGTCGCCACTACGGATTTCGGCACCGCTCAACTAAATAACCCCGGTTGGGGCTTTTTGGTGGATGTGTTCGGTACGTTCGAAAGAACGTATTTCGTCTCCGCAGGTGTGCTGTTTGAGAACACGACCTTAAACGGAACATCTTTACAGCGAGCATTTGGCTTGCGTATAGATGACATTCTTCCGACCGCTTGGGAATTAGTTCCCTACTCCTTTGTAGTGGACTGGTTCTGCAATATCGGTCAGGTCGTTCGCGCTTGGTCGCCTCTTTCAGAGGCGCGAGTTCTTACCTCTTGGGTCAAGGTGACCCAATCAGATAGGCGAGAACTCGTATTTAGCAACTGGAGACAGAACCCTGCCTACGGCGAGTCTGGGAAGACTCGTCTTGGGCTAACTGTCTCAAGCAGTGGCGGGGGAGAGCTCCATGAGGATCTCTACGTTACCCGTACTGCTCGGCCTGAGAAGCCCATCATTCCTCACGTAACTTTACGTGTGGATTTGGTGAAGCTTCTAGACTTACTAGCACTAATCCGGCAGCTTATTTAAGCTATCGGAGGAAACTTGTGCTGGTTAACAGACCACAAGTGAGAAAGGTCAAAACCCTATGCTCGCAGACTCCATACAGTTGCAGGTCCTTACTGCTACTCCGGCCAACGGTTTTCTCGTTGCGCGCTTTGCGCAACAGGTGAACCGTACCGACTACATCGTATCCGGGCATACTACCGCCGCGCGCGACCAGCTCCAGATCTATCGAACGTTCCCGAAGAGGAACGGCGACAGCCTGGGTGTCCGGAAGTGTGCGGTGAAGTATACGAAAGACATCGAAGTGCTCAACGCACTCAGCGACACCGTAAAGATGCCGCTGATCGTGGAGCTCTCCTTTGCCATTCCGGAAGGGACGACGAACAATCAGATCGATGCGGCATTGGTAATGCCGCGCGGTCTGCTGACCTCTACCTCGGCAATCCTGGAACCGCTGACGCGGACACTGGAGATCTGAGATTAATCATGCTCAGATCACTGGTAGCTGCGTCTTCTGTCGTGTGCGTGACACTCATCTGTGCCGGATGCTTCATCTTCTTCGAAGCACCAGGTACATTTAAGTTGATCGCTCACGATGGCGGTATAAAGGAAGGACACACGAATGCAATATTCGATGCCCAAACGAGGCCGTCGTCCTCCAGCCAAGTGCTGGACGGTGCGACTTCCAGGTGATTATCTCTGGAAGTTGTTGGATCGTCTCTTAGACGATCTATCTCCGTACGCTGATCTTGCTACTCTGTTGCGCTTTTCCTGGGCCATACGGTCTAGGAGTGTGCAACAGCTGCTGGCGTTCAGCGATGAGTGGGACCTACAGAGTATTGGTTCCAGTCAGGGTACCGGAAATCTTGTCCAAGACAAGATAAGGTACCTACTGGGGAGCATATCCAAGAAGTTCCAATTCCGGGAATCGCCCTGGGATAGAGAAGCTCAAGCTCTTGCTACCTTCGTGGCAGCAGAGCACGCTTGCAGCGAATTCAACCGCAAAGGTTGGAAACGCTTAATTCGGCCAGATGGACGCCCTTCGGCGTTCCTCGGGCTAATGCAAGCATTTTGCCTATCCGTCCTAGGTCCAGTACCGGACTTCGAGGGTATGGCGCGTTGGATGCGCCATGGGCCAGGTGCCACCACCGGTGCGCGGGGTCGGTTTACGAGTGCTTATTATAAGTACCGTACGCTACCCTACCACGTTACCGCTGGAGCATCTGCCTATGCCAAGCTACTCATCTCTACAGACGAGCGCTGGGTGGGTGCTCTAGAAGAGTGGTATAGGAAGGAAAACGGCATCGAGCCGTGGACCATCCTTAACCAGGAACTCTTCTGGGGTGCAATACTAACGCCCGTAACTGGGAATGAGGTTACGTTCGTTCCTAAAACGGTGAAAACTCACCGATCGATAGCAATCGAGCCGACACTAAATGTGTTTATGCAGTTAGGCGTCGATGGTTGGATCCGCCGTCGTTTGAAACGGTGGGGTATCAACCTAGATGATCAACGCCGCAACATGCGGCTTGCTCGGGAAGGGTCTTGTGCGGAAACGCATGGGTCTCCGGTAACTCTGGACCTATCTTCGGCTAGCGATAGCGTTAGCCTACGGTTGGTCAAGTTGCTATTCCCTCCTGACTGGTATCGATTAGTGTGCGCCCTCCGCTCCCCGAAGGGGAACATTCCAGGGTTGGGAGTCAAGCGTTATGCTAAACTCTCTTCCATGGGTAATGGGTACACATTCGCTGTCGAGAGCCTGGTGTTCGCAGCGGTTGCCTATGCCGCTTCGATGCAATACAGCGGGTACTATGAACGAGATAGAATCTCCGTTTACGGAGATGATATCATCGTCCCTAAGCACCTGATGTTGAACGTCGTTGCCGGACTTCGCGACTGCGGATTTACGCTTAACCCTGAGAAAAGTTTCTCAACCGGGTTCCGGCGTGAGTCCTGCGGCTCTGACTGGGTTCAAGGCATGAACGTAAGACCGGTGTTCCTCAAAGAACAGCCCGTTTCTCTCCCGGAGTTGCTGGCTCATCGGAACATATTGTTCCGGTGGTTCCAGCAGCACCTTGGAGCGGACTGCCCAATTGTAGACGCATTCATTGAAAGTTACCTTCCCCATTGGATTCCTAAGGGGCCGGTTTCTGACCATGAATTCGATACATATTGGCATACTCGTACTCCGGGCAAATTTGCCCGGTGGTCATACGAGGTGCGGAGGATACACGCGTCCCCGGTCGCAATACCTGGGTGTAATGAACTTCCCTTTCGGAAGCTTATGCACCCGCTGCGTCCGAGGCCTGCACACCGATGGGACGAGTGTCCCGTTGGTGGGTCGGTGTTTACCGTTGTGGTTCGCAAGGCCAAACGGTATGGTATAGGTCAAGCCTCATATGTGCCTTCGTGGACATATGAGTACAGCCCCGTCGACGATGTGGGCTCCCCCGTGGTGGGGGGGCTCGTCTCGTAGGCCGCTG